AGACATTGTGTTTTTGCAGAAATTATGCAAAGCGGCAGGGCTTGCGCTGAAAGTAACCACAATGAATGTGGTTATCTATGACGCCGCAGAGTATGACAGCAAGCCACCTATAAAAACCATAAAATATGGCAGCGGTGATTATATTTCATACAAGCTGGGAACCAGCCTGCATGATACAGCATACACCAGCTGCCATGTTTCGTATACGGACCCGGACAGCAAAGAAACGATTGAAAGCACATACACGGCAGACAGCACAGAGGGAACCGGGCAAACACTTGAAGTCAACGAAAAGGTCAGAAGCACAAATGAAGCATACGAACTGGCAAAAAAACGGCTACGTGAAAAGAACACACAGCAGTTTACAGCAAGTTTCACAATGCTTGGTGATGTGCAGCTGGTGGCAGGTGCCACAGTTAAATTAAAAGGCTTCCAGAAGTTTGACAGAAAGTACAAGATTACCAAAGCGACCCACAAATTGACGGGAGGATATACAACACAGATTGAATTACAACAGGTATTGGAGGGCTACTAATGGCAGACATGACAGAGTTAAAAAACATAGTGCGGCTTGGCACCGTGCAGAGTGTGAACGCCAGCAAAATGACAGCCCGTGTGAAGTTCAAGGACAAAGGCGGTATCACTTCCGGTGATTTAAGAATTATAAAACGCCCAGTGTACGTTGTGCCAGCAATGGAAAGCGGGGCAGAGGGGCAGACAGCAAAAACAACACTGAAATATGACTACAACGGGCAAATGTTAAAGGAAGTAAGCCACAACCATGAAGCATTTGTGACAGAGTGGACGCCGGGCGTCAATGATATGGTGCTTTGCATAATGGTTCCAGACGGCGACGGCGACGGCTTCATAATTGGGGAGGTGTAGAGCATGGCAAAAATAGGAAGTCTGGGAAGTCTGGTTTTTTCAGTTTCAGAAAACACTGTGCGCACCTTTGATGAATTGAGCTGGAAAGTGTCTGCGAAGTATGCAACGCACGACAGACACATTAAGCGTGACGTATTGGAGTTTTTAGGACCGGAACCCGGAACAATCAGTTTCAAAATGGCGTTCAGTATATTTCATGGAACAAACCCACTGAATGAAATTAAGAAATTGAACAAAATGTGCAACAAGGGCAATGTTTCAACACTGGTTTTAGGTGGCAAGAAATACGGCTCTTATAAGTGGGTAATAACAGGCGTTAGCAGCACATTGAAACGCTATGACAACAAAGGCAACTGCTGGGCTGCGACAGCAGACGTGACACTAAAAGAATATCCAAAGAGGTGATGAAACATGGACGTGATAAGGGGCGACGGGTCACTATTGACAGAAATTGACCTTGCACCAGCAAATGACCATCAAGCAGTCATACAAAATATTGCGGTTATTCTGGACACGGTGCAGGGTTCCTGCCCTATGTTCCGTGATTTTGGTTTGCCCGGCAGCCTATACGGAAGACCGCAGCCAGTAGTTGAAAATATACTGGTGGGCTATCTGTACGACCAGATAGAAGAATTTGAACCACGGGCGCAGGTTGCAGACATTACATTTGAACATGACGCAGCCACAGGGCGCACAATACCTATTATTTATTTGAAGGAGGTGGAAACAGACAATGAGTGACAGAAAATATCCAGACATTGACTTTGTGGAAACCGACACGGAAACAATAGAAAGCAACTTGATTGCACTATATGAAAACTTTGTACAGCAGGTGCCGGGGCGTGAACGGTACAAAGTGTACCCAGCGTCACCGGAAAGGCTTTTTATTGCGTGGGTTGCAAATATCATTGTGCAACAGCGTGTCATTATCAATGAAACGGCAAAAAAGAACGTGCCACGTTATGCAGACGGTGAATACTTGGACAGCTTGGCAGAATTATTCAAGGACTTGGAAAGACTGCCAGCAAGCCCAGCGTCTGCAATGTTCCGTTTTTATATTTCAGAAGCACAGAAACAATCAGTGATTATTCCTGCGGGCACCAGAATTTCTTTTGATGGTGCAATTTTATTTGAAACAAAAGAAAATCTGGAAATAAAAGCCGGGCAGACATACGGGGACGTTGAGGGAATTTGCACCACAGCGGGCGACGTCGGAAATAATCTGGCAGCGGGGCAGGTCAAAGAACTGGTTGACCTATACGACTACTACCAGAAAGCAGAGAACATCACGGCGACCAGCGGCGGCGCAGAAGAAGAGGACGACGCCAGTTATTATGAGCGTATGCGTGAGAGCATGGAGAGTTTCAGCACGGCGGGTCCTATTAACGGGTACATATACTGGACAAAGAGCGTATCACCAGCCGTGGCAGACGTGGCAGTGACAAGCCCAGAACCTTGTGTTGTAGACGTCCGGGTGCTTTTGCAGAATGGACAGCAGGCAACGTCCGGGGTACTGAAAGAGATTGAAGACGCCTTGAACGCTTCTGACATTAGACCACTTACAGACAAAGTGACGGTATCTGCACCGGAAACGGTAGCATTTGACATTGATGTGACTTTTTATATTCCACAGCCAGACGCAGCCAGCGCCACAGTTATTGCGGCAGCGGCAACGCAGGCAGTAGAAGAGTACGTGACATGGCAGACAAGCAAAATGGGGCGGGATATTAACCCCGTCATACCTAACAGCAAAGCTGATGGAAGCAGGCGTGAAACGTGTTGAAGTCAGAAAGCCAGTATTCACGGTTGTTGATGATATAAAGGTTGCAAAGCTGGGAAACAAAAGCGTTCTGAATGGAGGTATTGAAAATGTCTAAAACAATTTACAATGCCGATTATTCAGAGTGCCTGCCGGAAGCACTAAAGAAAGACCCCAAAATGGTTGCATTAGCAAACGCCACAGCAGCAACACTGCTGGACACTTCCGAGATAATTGACAATGTGCTGATATATTCCAGATTTGATGAATTGCCAGAAGAACTGGTGGACATTTTGGCATACGACCTGCACGTTGACTGGTACGACTACAATTACCCGCTGGAAGCAAAACGGGATTTAGTAAAAAACAGTGTCAAGGTTCATAAGAAAATGGGCACAAAATACGCCATTGAAACAGCGCTGGGAAGTTTATTTCCAGAAAGTGAAGTGGAAGAGTGGTTCCAGTATGAGGGAGAACCCGGACACTTTCATATTGTGCTTGATGTGACAAACCAGAGAATAACGGCAGACTACGCAGCTATTATCCGGGCAGTGAAAATGTATAAAAGATTATCTGCACACATGGACGAATTAACCTATCAAGGGCAGGTTCACGGCGTCATATACACCCACGGGGAGTATTTCAGATACAAAACACCGCTGACCGGAAGACTTAACGCCGGAACATACCCACAGAGAAACACAAAAGCCGGGATAGGTGCTGCAACCTATATTGTGGGAACGGAAGCAGCAGGCTTCATATTCACAGCACCAGCAGCAGGCACGGTGCCATATAGAAACACTGTATTTGCACAGCAGACGGCGCATATTGACGCAGACACGGCATTGAACGTGTTTGGGTATACAAATACACCAGCCGGACGGATAAGAGCCGGAGAAGAACCACAGAGGAACACCAGAGGGCAAACGGACGGGGCAGCAGTCACAATGGCTGACACGGTGGAAGCATACGGCTTCACGGTTCCGGCAGCAGGGACCGTCCCAGAAAGAAGCACGGTGCAGAAGACACAGGGCGGCACCGTGGGAACCAACACGCAGGCAATGGGGTATTCATACGGCGTCAAGCCGTGTGGAAGCACCCGGAAGCTATAAAAGGAGGTGAAAAGCCATGTTGACAACAGACGCAATCAATGATTTCAAAAATTTCATTGACAACATCATTGCCTATGCAAAAGTAACGGTCAACGGCGTTTCTGAAAAAAAGGTGATACACCGCAGGGAACGTCTGAAAGACGGCAGGGTTGCTGTATATGTGCAGATTACCCCGCAGGTAAGCGGAACCGCTACTGTGCAGCGGGTGCAGCTTTACAACAAAAACAATAAGTTGTGGGCAGACAAAGCGGTAAACATTCCCTTGAAGAATGTGCAAGAGGGCGTGTTATATCGTTTTACATTTGATTTCACAGAAAAGGAGGTGTAACAGATGTACGAACAGACTTTGTGGCAGGACCATGTAACTGAATTTGAAGACAGATACACGGAAAGCAGGAATGATGATGGAACAATCACCCACACACCAGTTGAGGGCGAAATTATCCAGCAGGGAACGCCGCAGAACGCAACCAATTTCAACCACATGGAAAATGGAATTTCAAACGCAACAGAGGTGGCGGCGCTTATGGCACTTTCAGCGGTTCATCACCAGCAGGCAATAGCAGACTTGCAGGGTGAAACAAAGACAGTGACTTTGAAAAATACGCAGTCATACCCGTTCAATAATTCCCAACAGTCCGTGGCACTGGCAACAGAAAGAAACCACATGGACTACACCGTGGACGCAGAAATTGTGGACTATACGGGCGGTTTTCCGGGTGACATTGTTATTTCAGACAAGTTGCTGAATGGTTTTAAGATGGCACACACAGGAAGCGCAAAAAGCGTGACAGTAAAAATCTATGTGAAAGGCGGGTTTTATTGATGGCAGCAGGCGTGATTATTAAGACAGAAGAACGCAGACAGCATGAAGAAGCTGTAATGCGTTCTTTTGGCGTACAGGGCAGCGGGACAGCAGCCCAGAGAGAAGCAGCGGAAGTTATCGCAGCAAGAAGCAACGAAGTTGCAAGAAGTCAGAATGGAGGTAAAAAGTATTATGGCTACTAATAAAATCAACGTAGTTGAGAAGACACCGGGCACACACATTGAATATGCGCTGTCTGGCGGTAAAAAAATCACTTTTGGTGATGATGAATTGACAATCAACCTTGCAAGCCGTGAAAGAGATTATGAAGTATCACTGGACATTTGCATTGACGAAGAAGACGGCGTGGTGATTGGAACTGGCGGCAAGGCGCAGAAGTACGCTGCGCAGATTGTTATACCTGCCAGACGTTATGACGTTATCGAAGACGGAGAGGACGAAAACGGAGAGCCAAAGGAAATCCCGGTGCCCATTCCGTTTGATATGTCACTTTGCACACTTATTCTTTGGGGATTGGAGGTATAAAACATTATGTCTAATTTTGATGATTTAAGCATGGCGGTTGCTTCCTTTGGCGGCAACAATGCAGTAAAGTTTGATGATTTGGGTATGCCGTCAATTATGGTGGGTATTCCAAAAATGAAATATTCCGACTTAATCACAGGTGGCACACAGGAAGTATTGCCGTGGTGGAAAATTGACGGGGTAGAGAAAGAAGTTATCTGGGTATCTAAGTACATTAACACCGTAGTCAATGACCGTGCATACTCTTTGGCACTGAAAGACCCTAAAGCATACATTGACTTTGACACAGCACTTGCAGTATGCCGCAGAAAGGGTGAGGGCTGGCACCTTAACCAGAACGGCGTATTTGCTGCAATCAACCTTTGGTGTATGAAAAACGGCTTCACGCCCCGTGGAAACACAAACTGGGACAGAAGCTATGAAAAGGGATATGAAAAGGGTATCAACACATACATTGACGGTTCGCACGGCGGCGGCAGAACTGCAACTGGTTCCGGTCCGGTAACTTGGAACCATGATGGAAGCCCGGCTGGAATTGCTGACCTTTGCGGCAACTGCTGGGAGTGGGTATCTGGTTTGCGCTGTGTAGATGGTGAAATCCAGATTATACCATACGGAAACGCCATGAAGTCTGATTGCAACATGGGTGCAAATAGTACAGAGTGGAAAGCAATTAAGCCGGACGGCACACTTGTTGCACCGGGGACAGTCGGAACATTAAAGATTGACAGAACCAGCGCCAGTGACGCAACACTGCGCATTAACACGTCAGTTACGACACAGACAACCGACAGCAACGATACAAGCCAACCTTTCAAGGACGTAAAGGCAGCAAGCGGCGTAAGTATTCCGCAGATTTTAATTGCAGCAGGATTATTCCCAGACAGTGCGCAGACAACACCGGGTAGATTTTGGGCAAGAAATAACGGCGAAAGACTGCCTTTCCGGGGTTCGAGTTTCGACAGCACTTCCGATGGTGGTGCTGGTGCGCTGTACTTGGACAGCCCTCGTTCTGGCGTCGGCTACGCTGTGTCGTTCCGTTCCGCTTTTGTGGAATAACTGGAAACTGGGAACTGTTATACTGTGGGGCTTACGGCAGTAAGCCCCCTATTTTGAAACTAAAGTAAAGGTGGTTTAAGAAATGCCAGAAAATACAGCAGAACAACTGCCGCAACTGGATAACGTGCGGGACAATGCAACACAAGAAGATTTCAAAATGAAAAATAAAGTATATGAAATGCTTTTATATGCGTACCCAGCATTAGAACAATTCCCAAAGAGCGACAGAAAACTTGCGGACCATATACGGGAAGCAATACTGCAAGTGTTTGAATTAGTGATACACCTTGAAAACAAACACTACAAGAAAACGACGCTGGGAGAACTTGACGACCAGTTGGACGTCCTGCGGCACCTTGTAAGGCTTGCGGCAGACCAGCAGTTGCACCCAGACAAGAAACCATGCTTGCCAATGCGCAAATATGAAATATTGTCAAGAAAGATAAATGAAATAGGGTGCATGATTGGCGGGTATTATAAATCACTGAACGGCAGCACGGCTGGAAACGGCGGTGCTGCAAATAAAAGCAATGGTAAATAGCAGGGTAACACCTGCTTTTTATATTATGGGAATAAGCCGTTAATAGAGGACTTGCCGTGCCTATCCGGGGTTCGAGTTTCAACAACACTTCCAATGGTGGTGCTGGTGCGCTGAACTTGAACAACCCTCGTTCTAACGTCAACAACAATGTGTCGTTCCGTTCCGCTTCACCCCATTTCTGCCAGCAGTCGTGTTCACAAGTGGGCACGTCCAGTGCGTATGGGTTAAAGGGGTTTATTTCCATTCCAAAGGCTGCCAGCCGGGAGCCGTAGGAAAAATATTGAATTGCCGTAAAGATAGTTAGTAAGCCACAGGCTGAAAGTCAGAGCCGGAAACACTGGCACTGAATGTATATATCACGTTTGGGCTGCGGAAGAACCGCAGTTTGATTTGTACGGCGAAATTTTAACAACAGGAGGGAAAAGGGAATTGCACAAAATCAAAAACATTTTCCCTATAATTTATGACTTTGAAAATCTCTTCAATGCGTATAAAGCCGGGATAAAGTGCAAGAGGTACAGACCAGATGTGATGGCGTACACGGATAAGCTGGAAGAAAACTTGATTGAATTACAGAATGAATTTATCTGGCAGACCTACACCGTGGGGCGCTACAACATATTTTATGTTTACGAACCGAAAAAGCGCATGATTATGTCATTGCAATTCAAAGACCGGGTGGCACAGCACGCTATATATAGCCAGCTGAACCCGTATTTTGAAAAGCAGTTCATACATGACAGCTACGCTTGCAGAGTAGGCAAGGGAACACACAAAGCAGTCAACCGCCTGCACAACTGGTTGAAGCAGACAGACCGGAAGCCGCAGCGTTTCTATTATTTGAAACTGGATATTGCAAAGTATTTTTACCGGATAGACCATGAAGTATTGATGGACATTTTGCGGAAAAAGATTGCTGATAAAGATTTGTTGCACGTCTTGTCAGTAATTATAAACTGCGAAGACACAAACTTTGGTCTGCCGCTGGGCGCAGATATTGGCGACGTGGCGTTTGATGAATTGCTGGGAGAAGTTGGGCTGCCTATTGGCAATCTGACTTCACAAATGTTTGCAAATTTGTATTTGAATGAACTTGACCAGTTCTGCAAACACAAATTGCACCTGCGCTATTACATACGTTACATGGACGACATTATAATTTTGCACCCAGATAAAAAGTATCTGGAAAAGATAAAGAACAAAATTGCGGACTTTCTGGGAAAAGAACTGCGGTTGCAGCTTAACAAGAAAACCTGCATAAGACCAACCAGCATGGGTATTGAGTTTGTAGGGTTCCGCATTTGGTCAACACACATAAAATTGCGCAAGAAGACGGCAAAGAAGCTGAAACGACGATTGAAATATATGTTTGCAGCATATCACGCCGGAGAGATTGACAAAGATACACTGGATAGGTCCGTTGCTTCATACCGGGGCATATTACAGCATTTCAACAGTTACGGTATGCGCCAGAGCCTAAACGAACTGTACTTGCAGGAAATGGGCAAGCCATATCCAGAGCCGGAGAAGAAGCCAGCAAGTAAATGCGGTCTATTCTGCGGATATTACGGCAGCACTGATGATTATATCAAGCAGCCAGAAGAAAAGGAGGTGACGGACAGTGGAAGCAATGCAGACGCTTAACCCAGCGGACGTCTGGGACATGGTGCAAAAAGCTATTGTATGGCTTGCGGGGATTGGGATTGTTATTGACTTAACGCCGGGAATTAAAATACAGCCCGTTCGCTGGTTGATTAAACAGCTGGGAAATCTTATGAACCACGACTTGAAAGAGCAGCTGAACCAGCTTGAAAATGACTTTATAGAACACAAGGTTGATAGCTGGCGCACGGAGATACTATCATTCCAGAGCAGTTGCATAAACCATGAACGCCATACAAAAGAAGAGTTTGACCATGTTATTGATACATTGGCGAAGTATGACAAGTATATTAAGGACCACAAGTTGACAAACGGACAAGTTGACGTTGCGCATGAGTACATAGTGGATATTTACAAAGAATGTATGCGCACAAACGACTTTGCTTTGACAAAGCCGGAAGAAGAACCATAGGAGGTACAAAACAGCAACATGAAAAGTTTAATATTTTTTATCATTGGATTTGCACTGGCATTAGCAGTGCTTTTTTTATGGAATTTACAGTATTTCAGACAGCGCAGGAAGAAGAGAAAAGAAGAGTTGCAGGAACACCCGGAAAGAAAGACCAGCGCAACAAAAATCATTATCTTTTCAATTCTGGCGACTTACTACATAGCATTTGCCGTGGGCGTGTGGGTGGTAGTCACAAAGGATTTTTACCAGTTATCAGTCCTTTTGACGTTCGTTGGCGGGGTAACTGCTGCCGCAGTAGCGTTCTATTGCTGGAAAGCAAAGGCAGAAAACCTGCTGAAAATCAAAGCTGCATACCCGGAGTTGTCCGGCACGCTGTCTGACTTTTCAAGTATGACGCAGTAGTGCAGGGGAGGTATAAGACATGGGACTAATAGGAGAAACAACACCAGAAAAGATTTGGAATTTTCTGAAATCAAAAGGGCTGTCCAGTTGTGGGGCAGCCGGATTGATGGGGAACCTATATGCAGAAAGCGGGCTGAACCCGCAGAACTTGCAGAACAGCTATGAAAAGAAGCTGGGACACACTGACGCAAGATACACAGCAGCCGTGGACAACGGCAGCTATGGAAACTTTGCAAGGGACGGCGCAGGCTATGGGCTGGCGCAGTGGACATACCACACAAGAAAAGCCGCTTTGCTGGAATATGCAAAAAGCAGCCGGGAAGTCTATTGGCGACCTTGAAACACAGCTGGGGTTCCTTATGAAAGAATTGACAGAGGGCTACAAAGCCACACTGTCAGTATTAAAGAGCGCACAGACCGTCATTGCTGCTTCAAATGCAGTGCTGACACAGTTTGAGCGCCCAGCAGACCAGAGCGACACGGTGAAGACAAAGCGTGCAGGATATGGGCAGAAATACTATGACCAGTACGCAGCCGGAGCCGTTAGCAATAAAAAGAATGGAGGTACAAGCAATATGAATGTATCAGAAGTAAGAAAGAAATTTGCAGCAAGGGCGGCAGCGTATGTGGGAGTGAAAGAGGGTACAGCAGCACACCACGCAATCATTGACGCCTACAACAATCACAAGCCGTTAGCGCAGGGGTACAAAGTGACATACAGCGACGCATGGTGCGCAACCTTTGGTTCAAAGATTGCCATTGAAGCGGGTTACACAGACATTATCCCTACGGAGTGCAGCTGTGACCGTCAGATTAAGTTGTGGCAGCAGATGGGGCGCTGGTGCGAGAATGACGCAAAGGTGCCGGAACCGGGCGACTATATCTATTATGACTGGGACGACAACGGCGCTGGTGACTGCACAGGCAGTTCAGACCATGTGGGCGTTGTAGAAAGCTGCAACGGTGACACTATCACAGTTGTTGAGGGCAACAAGTCCAATGCCGTTGGAAGAAGAACACTGGAAGTCAACGGGCGTTATATCAGAGGTTATGGCGTGCCGGACTTCTCAAAGAAAGCAACCAGTGAACCTGCAAAGCCTGCGGCACCTGCACAGCCTGCACAGGGAACAGCCGGGGAACAGGTATACACCGTGCAGAGAGGTGACACACTTTCTGGCATTGCTGCAAAGTATGGCACAACATACCAGAAGTTAGCAAGCTACAACGGAATTGCAAACCCTAACGTCATTAGCGTTGGGCAGAAAATCAAAATTCCGGGAAGCGGCGTGCGTACATACACCGTGAAGAGCGGTGACAGCCTTTGGGCAATCGCAGCAAAGCAGCTGGGCGACGGTTCCAGATACAATGAAATTAAGACCATGAACGGTCTTACAAGCAACACCATTTACGCTGGGCAGACATTGAAGCTGCCTGCATAATCAACAGGAGGAAAAAACAATGGATAATGTAATTTATGCAGCTGTATATTTTGCCGTAACACTGGGGGCGTTCTTGATTGGAAAGTACGTTTGCCCAAACGTTCCAAAGAATGTAACAGACAAGCTGGGCGAACTGTCAGAGTGGGCAGCAAAGTTTGTGGAATGGGCAAAAGAGTTCAAAAAGGATAAGACCGGGGAAGAGAAGATGGCGGCAGTTGTGGAGCAGTTGAAGAAGATTGCTGATGAAGCCGGGCTGAATGTCACAGAAGACCAGCTGAAAGCCATTGCACAGACGGCATACAATGCCATGAAAGCCGGAGAGAAAGAAAGCAGCNCCGCAGANCCGCNGGAAGCACTCACAGCCACACCAGCTGCAACGGTAGTGATTAACACCACGGCACCAGTGACAACAACAGAGAAAGTGGCTATTGCCACAGACAATGTGCCGGAGGGTGCCACGGAAACCAACGCAGACGGCACAGTGAACCTTTACGACGCAGCCGGGAACATTACCGGGAGCGTGACAAAGGAAGAAGCAGAGAAGATGGCGGCAGAAGTCACAAAGATTGTTGACGAAGAGGGAAACACGCTGGCAGACCTTAAATAATGCCGCTGACGCTTTGCAGAATAAGCCAGAATGAGAAGAAAAGACCGTAAGTGGAGAAATACACCACTTGCGGTCTTTTTGCGTTTACGGGGCAAATACGGCGTTATATTGTTTTATATGTGTACTCAATCCCACTTTCAGTTGCGGTGATTGTGTCCAGCTGGTCTTTGTAGCAGCCACGGGCAGCAGTCGCACGGGCTTTTCTGACGGCTTCACTTTGGCTTCTGGCGTTTATATGCAGCCAGTCAATGCGGACGCCATCATTGTTCACAATGGATATTGCAAAGGATTTGTGAGCAATGCGCTTCACAGCACCTTTGCCGTTGCACTGGTAGCAATGCCCGGTCACACCGGATTTGTAAATGAATTTACCGGAACCGCCGCACTTGCTACAAGTAATTATATCAGACATATTCACACCCCCTACATTGTGCCGATAAAATCAGAACTGGTAAGCGCCCAGAACTGGGCTGCGTGTATAGTTGGAAACTTTGGTATTTCCCATGTGATATTGTCGTACACAATCTTGTATATGCCGCCTTTGTTTACCGTCAGATAGTATTTATCAGTATCACTTTTGCGGTCTGCCGGGTGCGTGTCCTGCACCATGAATGAAAGCCCGTTCTTTCTGAAACGTCTATTATAAGATTTTCCCATATATTATCACCATTCTTTCTGGGCGGCAGCAGCGCCGCCCGTGTTGTATTATGCTTCTTTGGCTTGCAGTTCGTCCCAGCAGTGCTGCGCAAGTTCTGCCATAGCTTCTGGCGTTTCTTTCACAAACATTGCAAAAAGGAAAGTTAAAAACTGGCTTTTTGTGTCCTGCCATTCTTCCTGCGTCATGTTCGGATTTTCTGCCAGCTTCATTGCCAGCAGCTTTTCTGTTATTTCCTGCCCAAAAGGAGTGTTAAGCGCTTTGCGTTCTGCCTGCGTCACCTTTTCCACAAATTCATCAAAATTTCCAGCTATCATCATTTTTGCTTCCATCATTCATTCCACCTTTCTTTCTGGCTGGCTGCTATGCAATAGCAACCAGTCTTTCTGCACCCATCTTTCTTTCACGAACAACACCGTCTTGATTGCTTTTCAGCATACAAGTGATTGTCTTCCCGGTCTTACTTGGGATAAGGTCAACAACCGTGCTTGTATATCCATAGTTCCAAACGATAACGTCCCCGGTCCTTAATTCTTTGACTGCCTTTGCTGCCTGCTGATTGTATATTCCTTGAAGTTTGATTGTCATTGCTTTGCCCTCCGTGTTCTGCACTTCTTTAACTGTCTTTATTATATACTTACGGAAGTATAAAAGCAATGGGCAAAATAAACAAATATACTTCCGTAAGTTTGTATAATATGTATACTTCCGTAAGATAAAAGAAAAGCCCCAGCAAATGCCGGGGCAGGAATTAAGCCACACCATACAAGCGGGAAGACTTGCGGAAAGTCTTATGGACGCCGCCCGGTGTGCCGTCTGGCTTGACGGTCCAGTGCTGCTGGAAGCTGGAAAAGTCACTGCAAAGACGAACAGTGATTGTCTTTGGTGTTTCCTTTATGATTTCCACAACGTCCCACAAGAAGCCGTCTGCTTCTGCAAGCCGTGTTCCAATTTTGATTTGTTCTGCCTTAATAATATTCATAGTGTATAACCTCCATAATTTTGATAATGTGGGGCAGCAGTGCCGCCCACCGGATATATTAGCCACGGAAGACCGGGCAAGACTGACCACGAAACATGGTCAAGCGGATTGCGTGTGACAGCTGGGCTTCTGTCATATAGTCAGTGTCAAGGGACTTGCAAAAGTCGATTGCCCACTTGATACCCTGCAAGGTCTGGCGGTCAAGTATGGCACGCTTTACACCCTCACTGGTAGCGGCTGCGTATCTTGCAAGTGTGTTCTCACAAGAGAAAATGAAGTTTGCTGGAATATTGATTGATAATGCGTTCATGGTTTGTACCTCCGTATATTTGAAATATTGTTGTTGCTTCCTTAACTGTCTTTATTATATACTTACGGAAGTATAAAAGCAATCGGCAAAATACACAAATATACTTCCGTAAGATTGTATAAAATGTATACTTCCGTAAGAAAACAAAGTGTGATATACTGATTAAAAACCACAGGAGGTGCAGAAAATGCCAGATACAACAGAAAAGAAGACCATACCGAGAGGACCAGCAGCAACGGCGGCAAAGAATAAATACCGTGACAGCAATTATGACCGTATGGAACTTGCGGTGCCAAAGGGAATGAAAGCACGCATAAAAGAAATTGCGAAGCAGCAGGGCTATTCCTCACAGAATAACTATGTTGTGGAAGCAGTAAAAGAGAAGTACCAGCGGGACACCGGGGAGGAATTAACGTGGCAGAAAGAGTAAAAGAACAGGAATTTGAAGAGGGCTTTCTGCATGGCTGGGACGGTTCGGAATGTATATATTATACAGACGAAAAGTGCTTATATTATAATGACGCAGAAGCACCGTGCCACCATTGCCACCACTACACAAGGAAGACACAGCAGAAAGGGGAGAGAATAGCAGAAAACTATCTGGAAACCAGAAACAAGGTGATTGAAAATTGCTGGCGCATGATAGTTGGGAACGACACGCCAAAGCAGGAAGACGGCTGGCTTGAAGTAATGAACGACAGGCAGACAGAAAACGGGATTGCTAATATATACAACTTTATATATAAAGGGGAAAGAGTGATGACGTTGGAAGAGGTACAAGGGTACGGAGCAAACAGGTATTTTATCAGTAGTGGGGAATATACGCTGGCAGATTATATGAGAGCAGTGCAAAATAAGCGCCCAGAAGCGTCAGACACCGGGATTGCAAAAGTAGAGATAACGGACGAAGACTGGAAAACGGCTATTGCGCAGCACAAGCAACCAATCCCAGCAGGTGCAAAAGTGAAAATAACTGGAAAACTGCAAAACCTATACGGCGACTTTTTAACAGTAGAATACAACGGCACCAGATACACAGTTGACCCACGAAAAATCAAAATGCAGGGGTGATAAAATGATAAACAAGGAAGTGGCGGCAGAGTTCGCAAACAAAAACTGCACAAAGTCAAATTGCCTTATGTGCAAAGAGGGCGACAAGTACGAAACATACAGACATTGCCCATTCTTGCCATTGAAGTTGATTGCAAGAGAAAGAAAAGTGACCACAGAAGATGTGCCAGACACAATGGGAGAGTAAGAGAAGACCCCGGCAGGCAGCAGGCTTGCTGGGGTTCTTTATTTTGTACTAACTTAACACAGCCCACAGGCGCATTAGACACAAAAGCTGCACGGTTGCTTATGGAAAAATTACAGGAAGTCAACCAAGTGCAAGGACGTACCATTTTAATGGTTACGCATGACCCTAACGCAGCAAGTTTCTGTTCCCGCATTTTGTTCATACAGGACGGCGTTATTTTCCATGAATTGCGTCGCAAAGTTCCGACAGAAACACGGGAAGAATTTTATGCGCGCATATTACAGGTAATGGCGCAAATGGGAGGAGGGAGCGCAAATGTTCTTTAACCTTGCATGGAGAAATTCCAAACGTAGCCGCAATGAAAATCTGATTTACTTTCTGACAATGGTAACGGCGGTAGCGGCATTTTACATTGTGCTTTCTCTCGGAGCGCAGGACGTTATACGCTTTTTAAGCAGCCTTGAAAGCGATGCCGTGGAACGGCTGCTTACAAACCTTTTACCTACTGTCTATGTTTGTGCATTATTATTTGTATTTTTCCTTGTAGTATTTGCAAATAAGTATCAGCTCGAATGTCGCAGCCGGGAACTAGGATTATATTTGATGTTTGGTATGACAAAGACCCGATTATTTACGCAAATTATGACGGAGGGGCTTATCACTTCACTTGTCGCCCTCTTGGGTGGACTTATCTGCGGTGGTTTTCTATCCGAAGTTATCAGCCTTGCAACGGCACGTTTAGTCGGACACGGTGTTATTGCACATCAATCAAGTTTTTCATTAAGCGCAGTTTTCTTTACGATATTGGGATTTTTAATCATCCAATGTGTGGCGTTGTTTATACTATGCGGAAAATTGTTTAAGAAAGAAGTCCACCAACTGCTTTATGGAGAAATGGGAAAAAAACAACACACGGGCAGCACACACGGAAGTTTGCTATCCCTTGTAATTGGTACGGCAGTTTTACTTGTTGCATACTGGGTTGTCATAGAACACTTCATGACTGGCGGTGGTGTAATGCTGCTTGTTGCTGTCCTGCTTGGAATTGTTGGAACAATTCTTTTTATCCGAGGCATTGCCCGGCTTTTAAGTATAGTAGCTGCTTCTAACAAACGGAAAGCGACAAATGGACTTTATGTATTTACTTTGCGACAGCTTCACGAGAATGTTGTTTATAAATATATTTCAATTAGTGTTGCGTCTATTCTGATGATGCTTACCATTATGTTTATTGCAAATGGTTCTGCAACTATTATGTCGCATGGGAATGAATTAACAAGAACTTCTGCTGTTTATGATTTTACAGTAATGGGCGAAGAACAGAATGTTGAGCAATACCTTTCCGACGACCAAATGCGAGTTTATGTAGCTAATCTTAACCGTATGGAAACAGGGAACATGAAACGTCCTGCTTCCGGGGAAATGAAATCCTTTGTTGACTGGTCTGTATTAAGAAAAGAGATTGTTCAAAACTTGCCAGAGGGTGTAATAGACCCTGCGACACAAGAAGCTGCCAGTTACGAATTTGGTTCACATCAACCCGCAGCCCTTAATCTGCTTGGATTTATTGATACGGGGAGTGTTTCTCCTTATATGCTCCCAGTTTCATCATATAATCGCCTGTTGGAAGCCGCAGGAGAAAAGCAAATAAATCTTGAAAATGACGAAGCTGTTTTTTACCTCAACCCGGACTTTTTAGAAGATGAACAGGAAGATACCGTTGCTCTGTTAGACAGGATTGCAGAGAACGCACAGACAAGCGGTAATGCGTTGATTTCCATTGACAAAAAGTCAGTTACACTTGTTCCGTCTGTACCGATGAAAGGACTTACTGCTGATGAAAATGTTAAAATTGTAACCGCATTGATTGTTTCCGACGAGATATATCATAACTATGTAGACCC